GTCAAAGTCCTTCATCGTCCGCTCGATATCAGCTGTGAGTGTTGCTGTTGTAGTTCCTGCAGCTGTCACCTGAAGCAGAGTACCCTGCGGAAGAACAAGTGTAGTATCATTCTCAATGCTGTCCACTATGCAGGATATGTCCACATTCTGCGTAGTGCCGTTATACTCGAGAGCTCCTCTTATCGTTATTGCATCATCCGCCTTGAATCCGTGATCAGCAGAAGGCAGAGTGACCTTAGTGCTGTCTCTGCTTATGGTTACGCTTGCAGCTGTTACCGTCTCACTTGCCTCAAGGCTTCTGTAGTTCTCTATCTGTATGCCCTGCTCGTTCTGATACACATCGATGCACATCTTCTCAGGGAAAAAGCATATCTTCGTGTTGATGACTACGGCCCTTGTGCTTGTGGATAAGTTCTCAACATCCGATATCTTCCTGCCATCAAAGAAAAACGAGACATTATCGTCATCGTCTATCGCTACCATTGCGAGCTTGCCAAGTCTTGTCAGAAGCTGTATCGGTCTCTTCGCTCCTTCCGGCATCGGATACTCTCCCCTTGGCCTTCTCGAAGTAAGCAGCGGATAGTTATCGCTCGTCAGATTGAGCATATCGCTCATCTCTCCGTCATCGACTACGGTCCGTCTGTTCAGTCCTTTGAATTCAATGATGCGCTCTTCTATCGGAGTGAGATGGTTTACCGGAGTTACTAAGTTCGCCATATCATCACCACCTTAAAATATGTTTCTCATCCTGCGAGGAAATGAAGGATCTCCCTGCACCTGGTCTGTACGGACTACCCAATCCACAAAGTCTCTGAAGTCCTGCACATGCTGTACCTGATTGTTTTCATAACTCGGATATTCTTCGTTTGCGTAGTCTATCATCGCCTTGAGATAAGACTCATACAGCCTTGAGTACGGAGCAGGAGCGAGAAGTTCCTCATCCATGTCATCCTCTGTATAAACGGGAATGTCCACCACCTTCAGCTGTTCAGCTACCTCTACCTCTATGTCATTGACGAAGGAGACGAGCTTTTCTGTTTTGAAGGCATTCGGCTTTTCCTCTTTGACTTTCTCTATCAGTTTTCCTAATGTCATTTCATTCTCCTTCTAAAAAGAATGTGGGAGCCTGCAAAGGCCCCCACACTTTCGACCTACAGGTCTGTTCTCTGACTTTCGAATTTCTTCGCCTGCTCCCTTGCAAGCATTGCCTGCTTGTTGGAGTTCATGATGACTTCCGCTACATCTTTGGAGACATACACCTGAGTGCCTTTCTGTATCTTGGTAAATTTGCCGTTGATACCGACAGTCACTTCAGGATCATCACCTTCGATGTATGGGATCATGATGAGGACTTTTTCCTCTTCCTTCTTAGGAGCCTCTTTAGTTTCTACGTTGTCAGTCTTCTTTGTTGCCATGTCATTCTCCTTTCGGAGCCTGGTCACGATTAGTTAGCTGTACCATTAGCGAAGGAACCTGAGTGCTCGATTCTTACCATGTACTCCTCAGTAAGGATCTTAGCTACCTTGTTCAGCTTCCATCCTGCTGTTGCTCTCTGATTCAGAGGGTCTGCTGTTCCACCGGAACCAAGCTGCTTAACGATAGTCTCGATTCCACCGCCATTGATTGAGGTTACACCGAATGCATTCTGTCCAAGGACAAGAGTGCCGTAAACCGGAGTTGCTCCGCCTACGAAGATCTTTGCCTCAGTAGACTCAACGAATCTTACGCCGTACATCTTACCGATCTCGCCTTCGAAGATCCTGCCGGAGCCTGCGTATTTGTTAGCATCGATCCACTCGGAATCATTCATCAGCTCATATGTAGTGTCCGGATGTACAATGGCAACATAGTCACCATTGATTGTAGGTGCGTTGACTCTCTTCAGGATTCTTACAGCCTTCTTGATATCAGCGATGGTCAGCTTGTCAGCAGCAGTAAGATTAGCTCTTGAAGTCTTTCCGCCTGCGTACATTACATTCGTACCCTGGGCAAGGACATCTCTTGTAAGAGTGTCAGATGTTCTTCCTGCCTGCGAAGCAAGGAGCTTCATGATCTCAGCCATGTTGTTGTCGAATGCTGTGAGGTTCAGCATGTCAGTTGTGGTGATGTATGCACCATACTGATGTACTGTAGCAAGGATGGCTGTTACACCATAGTTCTGTCCGTCAGGAGTGATACCTTCTACAAGCTCTGTAGTAATCTTCGGAAGAGCATTGACCTTTCTGAATTCAATAGTCTTGCCGTTTCCTGCAGGGATAGGTCTCTTCTGACCAAACTGATCGTGAATGAGTGCAGGCTCTGCGAGTCTGATGAGTACCTTGTCATAGAAGGTCTTCATTTCAGGAGTGAGGTCCTGCGCTGCTGTGTATGTTCCTGTCTGTGTGCTCTGTCCTGTCCAGTTAGGATTCAGCGGAGTGTAATTCTGCTGAGCGGATTCCCCATCAAAGAGATGGAAATCATATACAAAATTCTTCATGTCTGTTCTCCCTTCATCTATGCATTGGCATGGACAAGGGATCATGTTGCTTTAGAAAGCGAATGACTCGCCTTCCGATGCTCTTCTGATAATCTCGTCCATGTCATCATTGGTTAATGACGAAGGATCTGATTTGCGCTCCACCGCAGCCACATGTCTCATCGCACTTTCGGCAGGCCGTGATGCTCTCTGCTGTATAGCGTTCACCACATTCTGTGTGGCTCTCGCTTCAGCATCTGCATTGGCTCCGCTGAGTATGTCCTGAAGATGTGTACTGACAAATGCAGTCTGCACCGGAGTGCCGTTGTAAATGAGCTTTGCAAATTCCTCGTTGTTCTCTATCTCAAGTCCAAGGTCGAACCCAGGAAAAGCCTGCTGAAGCTGTCCTGCTTCTTGTTCCCACTGAGCGAACATCTCGTTCTGTCTCTGCTGCTGCTCATATGCATCAGTGATCCGCTGTGCTCTGTCTGCTTTCTGCTGAAGCTCAAGCTGATGCCTGTATTGCTCGATGTCGAGTCCTGCTTTCTCAGCTCCTGCTTCATAGAATTTGTCATCGTGAGTGATAGCGTCCTTCAGTCCTTCGAAGTCTCCTGCTTCAAGTCCGTAATTCAGGAACAGCGGAGCGAGATCATCGCTTATCTGATCTATTTGGCCTGATAGATCCTGCTGATTCTTGAATCGTTCTTGTATCGTCTGAGACTTCTCCTGCCCTAACAGGTCATGGAACTTTCCGCCTTTACCCGTCAGAGCTTTCCATTCGGCTGCGAGATCGTCTGTCTCATTGCCGCTTGTGTCAGAGCGGACCTGACTTGTCCCTCGTTCGTCCTTTGACTTGCCGTATTCTGTTCTCGGCTTACTGTCTGACTCGGATGAGGACTGCTTCTGCGAATACTCGGTCAGTCCGATTGACTCCGCAAAAGCGCTCGCTTCTGCTCCCAATCCACTTCCGCTACCTTCGCCATCGAAGAGATGGAAGTTCAGGGAATATTCTTTGTGAATCATAGTGTTCTCCTTTCTGCCGTATTGCGGATGGCGAGTCCGTTTTCACTATGCTTGGAGTATAAAAAAAGAGTGCAGGGCATTTCGCCCCACACTTTTTCCTGCCGCCCTTTATCCCAACCAACCATCCAAAGTTTTAATAGACTTTAACGTAGTCAGGATATTGTTTAGCGAATTTATTTATGACCGAACCTACAGTACGGAATATCTCCACAGTCGCAGGATCAGCCTGCTCCATGTCTATCCGCACATGTCCTGGATTATACTCCGTAGGCTCGCTCCCTGCTCTGAAGCAGGCCTCTACAAGAACATTCGACAATGTGCTCATCACTGTGCATACATCATGATTTCCTGCGTGATTCATGCAGTCATAGAACACACCGCCCAAGTCATCAGCATTTATCATTACTTTTGTCATGCAAAATCATCTCCTAACTTGGATTCGCTGCGTCTGCGGACCTCTTTCTGATCTTGTCTGCATAGGAAAGTCCGCTGCTTGATGCTCTGTCTTCAGGAGTGCCGTTGCCCTGCGGTCCTGCAGGAGCCTGCGATACAGCAGCCTGCATCTCTGCCATCTGCTCCGGTGCTATCACTCCGGCCTGCATAGCCATCATGCCGAATGCAGGATCAACCATTGCCTGGTTCTGTATCAGCTGCATTGCAGCCTGGAATTGCTGCAGCATTATCGCATTCTCCTGCACTTGCTGTTTGATCTTGTCCTTGCCCTCAAAGTCCATCCC